CGTAATAGGGCCTGCACTAATTACGTTATATCCAGAAGGAACCGTGTGACTTATGGTAATCAAAGCGCTATGCACAAGCAGACCGTTTGAGGCGGTCATCTCTTGACCTGTGATATTTCCTGCAACCGTTACATCGCCCGCAGCATCTTGGTACACAGCCTTCTCAGACGGGTACACCACAAACACATCCTTACTGCCAGCCGCAAAGTTAACCAAAGACCCACCGTTAGATGAGTCTAATACTGTTGTACGCGAAAGAGTTGTGCCTGAAGATGTGTACGTGCCAAGACCTACTTCCCAGTCGCCTGTTACTGTGTCCGTGATTGTGTAATACGTTGTGTTACCGTCGCCAATAACAGAGAAACCCTGAAACCCAAGCGCAGGGGATCCAAGCGTCAGTGTGCCAGTACCAGTCGTTGTGGTCGTTGTTTTTACCCGATCTCGGACAACAAGTGCCATGTTCTTTCCTTACGACAGAGAAGTGTCAACTGGAGTCCAGTCTGGATCTTCAAAGTCATTAATTGTCTGCCAAGCGGTTGGGCTGCTACTACCTATATTTTGCCACGCAACGGTCTGGCTGTCATTGATAAGTTCCCACAAAAACCTAGCCAACGGGCTGTCTGCGGCGACGCCAAGCTCTTGAATTAACGCACCAAATGCCACCGCTGATTGTGTCGTAGCCGTACCTGTAGCAAGTTCTTGTACTACTACAGAAAACTCTACGTCCGTGGATACAGAATCTACCCCAGATGCGGCTTCCGTAAGATTAACCACCAGAATCACGCCAGCGACTGGTAAATCAGAACCCGTTGCCGACTCCACCACCGTAGCGCTAAACACGCTGGGAGCCACCAGAACCGAGTCTGTTGCGGTCGTAGTCTCAAGTACAGACGCTACAAAGCTACCCAACGCAGAGGTCGAATCTAACGCCGAGGCAAGCTCTTGAATGCTGCCACCAAACTGTGTCAAGGCTGAGACTAAGTCTGCGCCACTGGCAATTTCTTGCACTGCAACACTAAATGCTACACCTGCGGATATTGTATCGTTGCCCGTAGCAGATTCAGAAACAGATCCACTAACAGAAAAGTTTGACGCAACAGAATCAACGCCCGTAGCAGACTCAGCTATGCTTGCAAGAAAGATAGCCAATGCAGATGCATTGTCAGTAGCCGTGGCAGATTCAGAAATACTGGAGAGAAATGTTGCTAGTGCGGATGACGTATCACTAGCGGTCGCCGACTCAATAATTGAGACGAAAAAGGTATTGCCGCTTAATGCGGCAAAGGGGGCTGTAGCAAATGGTGAGCCTGCAAACACTACGCCTCAACCAAGTCATTCTCTGGGAACCAACGCTGCTGAACCTGCCCGCTTGCGTCAGTCCACTGGATCATATAAAAGAAGTTGCCATCCTCGTCCATGCGAAGTTTTTCAACCGCGCCTTGGGGAATAACAGCAGCAAGCTTCACGTTCTGACCTTTGATAAATTTGGTAGCCATAATAATCCTTAAGCTGCGTCGAGAGAGAATTGGTAGGTAACATTCAACACATCACCAGATACAACAGCACGGTCGCCCGGGGCTTGAAAGTCCGACTCAGAAAACAAAATACCTGCCGTGCCAGTCGCTACGCTTGCTAAAAACGCGCCCGCTACTATGCCACCACCGCCTGTAATCGTGAACTGTACGGGCGCAGGGTTTGTAATCACGGAAGGATCAGCCGTTGTTGCTGCACCAAATGTAACCGCGCCACGATTACCAGAGTAGTTTGTAAATTCTGTCCACCCAGCATGAGAAGCAAGTGTGTCAGCGGCGGCAAATGTCGTGCCTGAGCCGGGGCCAGTTACAAGACCTAAGTACCACGTAGCACTGTAGGCAGCACCAGAAAAGTACTTGTCGTTCATGTCTTTCAGACCCTCATTGACCACGAGGTTATGGGCTTTGTCTTCCCACTTCAGGTTGCCGTCTTTATCGAAACACTGGACATGGTATACACCACCAGCCTTAGTATAGGCAGACACACCACTTGCCACGGATACAAAGGATCCAAATGCATCGCTTGTAGTTGCGCTATCTTTCATCATTTTAAAACCCCTTAAATAAGTCGAATCAAGGCTTGGTCAGCCGTTGCAATCGGAAACTGCACTGTGAATGTACCTGTAGATGTTTTGTCAGCGCCAAAGTCCAACACGCAAACTGCCCCACCATCACCGGGTTTATAAATTAACGCGCCACGTACAGTAAATGCAGCATTCCAAGACACGTTATTGAATGACACATACGCACTTGTTGTACCTACAAGCGGAGTTAAAACCTCGCCACCGGCTGTATAGCCAGACGCCACAACCTCACCGGTCGTTGTATATGCAGTAGTATTCTGGTCAAGCGTAGCCGCATTGGTGTACAACGCGATATAAAAAGTGTCTGTATTAAAGTCAAACTGGCCTTCAATCAGACCAATTTTGAATGTATCGCAAGTAAAGTTTCCGGTGAAGCTCACGATACACTCTCCACAAGCCTGTTACCTTTTTTGATATTAAGAACACCGGGAATAACTTGTAAATTCCACGGCACATGTAGTCCTGAAACAGTTTTACCTTGCAATGGAATTATATGATCTACGTGCCAATTAAACCCAAACATTTTAGCTCTAGTTTGTGCAAGTTCATACGCCTGCTCAATCATCCAGTGGTCGTCTTCCGTTAACCACAAAGGAGTGCGTTGCTTCATTGACGCTCGCCGCATTGCTGTGTCTATATTTTTCTGAACTTTGTACTTGCCTTTTGCTGTTTGCTTATGCACCGCAACTTTTTCTGGGTATCTGGCATTCCATGCGGCTTGCGTAGCACGTATTTGTTCTTTATTTGTTTTCCGGTAAGCTACGTCGCGCAATCGCTTTTTCTCTACATTTATGGGGTTGAGTTTAGCTTTTGCCTCATACACTTTTTGCTGCGCTTTAGTGCGTTCTAGATTTGCCTTTCTGCCTTTTCGGATATGTTCTTTTGCACACTCAACACAAGCGCCAGAAACCCAACGAAAACCTTCAAGCTCAGGATGCTTTGCGCAAGCGCTACCATGACATTTATTTATACCTAGTTGTTTTGCTTCCTGTCGGTTTAGTCGTTTCATTTGACGGGATACCTTACTTGACCGGATCTATATGCATCGCTCCTCTCTTTTCCGTCGCCCAACTGCTTGAGTAGCATCATGCCCTCTTGGTACTTCTGATCGTAGTTGGCAACCATGTCAGGCTCTTGACGCTGGAACACAGCGGCTTCTCGCAACGCGCCGTAGAACAAAGCTGTGTCAAAGTTGTCCCCTAGCCACGTAGTACTTGCAGTCACAATAGACTCTGGGTAGAAGAAGTAATGCAGCTCAACAGAATAGTTAACATCAGGCTTTGGGCCTAATATAAACGACATCTCGTTGGTTAAAACCGGAGGATCGCCCGAAGTTGTCGTTGGGCCAAAAATTGCGTAGTATTTTGGTAAGCCCGTGTCTGCTGGAGACGGATATGCCTGACGAATAAAGTTAACATCTTTGTTTAGCAAGTACTCGTACTCGCCGTTAGCTTTAATGACCGCAATCGAGTATACCGACAAAAAATCATTCGGAGCCGATAAATACGGATTAGAGGCTGTAACCGATCCCGTAACGTTCTTACGCAGGTAGGAAAACTGAACCGAGTTATAAATACGCTGCTCTGCCGCTTTAACAAAAACAGGAATATTCTCGACAAACAGCGGTTCATCGCTTTCCGAATACGCCTGAATAGCAGCGGAGAGTTGAGCGTAATTCATTATGCCATTGGCCCGCGAGCCATTGTTCCCTTCGTTGCCGCACCTGTACCACGAATCTTAATGCCGGTAGTCTTGACATCATCACGGGCAGGATCTCCTACACTTACGCGCATAGCAGGGCCGTTAGGCTTAAAGTCTTTCGCAGCCATTGTGTTTGGATCTTGACGTTTAGTTGGTTTCATAGTGACCTTTTCACCTGTCATGGTATGAGGTTCAGCATAAACCTTAGCATCGCCAACCTCTTTACCCATCATTTTTTGACTGTACTTAGCCATATCAGCCTCGCTTTTGAGCAGCCACTTTTGCCAAACCACGACCCATTGACAACATGTCAGCATCTGACTTGCCACCTTTAGAGGACTTTGTGCCTTTGCCTTTTAAAGCAGCAACCATTGGGCCACTGTTACCAAGATTCTTACCCTCGGTTTTACCTTTCTTTGCTACGCCATCTGCGCCACGTTTAAACATGATAACTCCTTAAGTAACCGCTATTGTAACTGTACCAAGCTCAACTTGGATAATCAAGTCATTCGGTGTTAAACCTGTATCAAACCCTCTTGCACCACCAACAGGATTAAAACCCCATTGAAAGATTCTGCTACCACCAGACGGATCACCGTCTACATCTAAACCTGAAACAACATAACTGGTATCTGGACGAGGATTTCTTAAAGCCTGTGGATCATTGACCGGATACATACCTAACTGCAACTGTGGCTGATCTGGATCCCAACACTCACGACAAACCAAAATGTTTTTAATCTGTGTCTTAACAACTAATTTCTTAAGTTCTTTAAGCTTAAACTGCTGCCCGCAACGATCACAGATCGAGATTGCATATTTACCCGAGGCGAATTGACTAGGCATTGCTCACCTACGAATAAAACATATTGCGGGGGACAAATCGAAGTGGAGCTTTTTCTCTGTCTTCATCTGCGGCAAGCTGAAACTGTTGTTCATAATCTTGTTTTAAAAACATCACACGATCAGACTGTACATCAGGCAATTTAACGCTTAGGTTAAACGCAAGTCCGGCAACCAAGCACGGAATAAAACGAAATGGAATGTCTTGTGTAGATACACCACCACCAGAATCTTGAATACGGCGCATTCTGTAGTAAATGAACGTGTATTGATCGCCCGGTGCGTTGGGTGTAGGCCAAACGTTAATGTTTGGCGGGAATGTTTGGTAAACAGAAGCTGCGGTTAAATGTGATGTCGCCGTTGTATTAGCCTGTCCACGAAAGCAGTTTAACAGCTGGTTGCCACTTACGTTCTGGTACATAATAATTTCGTTATCAACCTTGATATATCCTTGGCTCGGTAGATTTGCCGCCGACACCACAGTAATGGTTGTATCTGTTGCCGTTATTCCACCGTTTAAAGCTGTTGTAACGCTCGCGTTTGTATTACCTGACTGACGATTAATCCAAACTTGAATTGGTCGCGCCTGTGCGTTCTTGTTTGGAATGGTAATGTATGTAGACTCAGAGATACGGGTAATGTTGATATCAGTCTGATTTTGCCCAGATCCTGTACGAACAACCGTATCTAACAGATCAATCGTGTCATTAGGCAAGGCGTAAGTTGCCTGCCCTGTAACCATCGGGATTTGACCTTGTTCAATTGTCCACAAGTTAATACCACGGTTTGCCCACTCAACCGTCAATAGGTTAATGCTACGACGT